GTCCTCAGACAGCCTTCCTAGCTGCTCCTGAGCGTGAGGTGTTATATGGTGGTGCGGCTGGTGGTGGTAAGAGCTATGCCATTCTTGCCGATCCTCTGCGCTATATTGCCCATCCACAATTCTCTGGATTGATTCTTCGTCACACAACAGAAGAGCTACGTGAACTCATTTGGAAATCGCAAGAGATGTATCCTAAGATATATCCCGGCATCAAGTGGAGTGAGCGTAAGATGCAATGGCAGCATCCAAGTGGTGGCAAGTTGTGGATGTCCTACCTTGACCGTGACGAAGACGTTATGCGTTATCAAGGCTTGTCATTCTCCTACATAGCTTGGGACGAGCTAACACAGTGGCCTACACCGTTTGCCTACAACTACATGCGCTCTCGTCTGCGTACAGCAGCGCCTGACCTGCCTGTGTTTATGAGAGCCACCACCAACCCCGGTGGTCCCGGTCATCAATGGGTTAGGAAGATGTTCATTGTGCCTTCACCGCCCGGTAAAAGCTTCTATGCCACCGACATTGAGACAGGACAGACATTAGTTTATCCTAAAGGACACACCAAAGAAGGCTTGCCTCTGTTCAAACGTAAGTTTATATCGGCTAAGCTGGCTGACAATCCCTATTTGGCTGAGTCTGGTGACTATGAAACTATGTTGTTGTCTCTGCCGGAGCACCAGCGTAAGCAATTGCTTGAGGGAAACTGGGACATTGCTGAAGGTGCAGCGTTTTCGGAGTTCAATAGAGCCATTCACGTAGTAGAACCCTTCGCTATACCCAATAGTTGGCCTAGATTTAGGTCTTGTGACTACGGATATGGTAGCTATAGCGCTGTTTTGTGGTTTGCTGTAGCGCCTGATGACAGTTTGGTTGTCTACCGAGAGCTTTACGTAACTAAATTGTTGGCAGAAGACCTAGCTATAAGCGTTTTGAATGCCGAAGAGGGTGAAAAAATACGTTATGGTGTGCTTGATAGCTCATGTTGGCACAAACGTGGTGATACTGGACCCTCTATTGCTGAGCGAATGATCATGAAGGGGTGCAGATGGCGACCCGCTGACCGTTCTGCTGGTAGTAGGGTGGCAGGTAAGAACGAAATACACCGTAGACTACAGGTTGATCAGTATACAGAGGCCCCTCGTATAGTGTTCTTCAACACTTGCATACAAATCATTGCCGATCTGCCTACCTTGCCCATCGATAAGACAAACTTAGAAGACATTAACACTAAAGTTAGTAACGATCACACCTATGATGCCCTGCGTTATGGTGTAATGAGTCGTCCACGTAGTGGATTGTTTGACTTTGATCCTGCTTCACAACACACAGGTATGATTATTGCTGATCCCACAATGGGGTACTAACATGTTATACCTTTACACATTGACGTTCTAACACGGAAACACTATGGCACTAATTGATAAACCTACAACAGATAAAGTATTGGCACTGGATGACACTAAGGGTGGAGAAGACTCCTTCAAGGCTGGTGGACTAATATCGTTTATTCAAGAACGATACTCTAGGTCTGAAGAGGCTCGTCGCACTGATGAAACACGTTGGCTCAAAGCCTATCGCAACTATCGCGGCCTGTATGGTCCTGATGTGCAGTTTCTCTCTACAGAGAAGTCTCGTGTGTTTGTTAAAGTTACCAAGACTAAAGTGTTGGCAGCGTATGGTCAAATTATTGATGTGTTGTTTTCTAACAACAAGTTTCCGCTGAGCATTGACCCATCGGTATTACCTGAAGGTGTTGTTGATTCTGTTCACTTCGATCCTAAAGCTGCACCTGCTGCACCAGCTATTCCGTTTGGTGAAGAAGGCGCTGCCACTATCGGTAATGATTTTGACCTCGACAAGCTTGAAGAGATGTTGGGGGCGATGAAGGATGACTTGAAAGACCTACCGGGTCTGAAGAAGGGACCGGGCACCACAGCCACTTCTGTCACTTTCTATCCTGCTATGGTGGCAGCTAAGAAGATGGAGAAGAAGATTCATGATCAGCTTGACGAGAGTGGTGCAAGTAAGCATCTGCGTTTGTCAGGCTTTGAAATGGCACTGTTCGGCACAGGTGTGATGAAGGGTCCGTTTGCTGTCAACAAAGAATATCCTAGTTGGGCTGAAGACGGTGAATACAAACCAACAATCAAGACAGTACCAGAAGCATCGCATGTTTCGTTGTGGAACTTCTATTGGGATGCTGACGCTAACAACACAGACGAATGCCAATACGTTATTGAGCGTCACAAGATGTCACGTACACAGCTTCGTGCTTTGAAGAAGCGTCCTCACTTCCGCAGCAATGTCATTGATGACATCATCGCAGGCGGTGAAGGCTACACTAAGAAGTATTGGGAAGACACGCTGAAGGACTATGCTCTTAGTTCTAGTGTTGATCGCTTTGAAGTGTTGGAATACTGGGGCAACGTTGATGTTGAGTTGCTTGAAGAGAATGACATTAAAGTGCCTGAAGAGTTTGAAGGAGAAATGCAGGCCAACATCTGGTATTGCAACGGCAAGATTATTCGCCTTGTGTTGAATCCTTTTAAGCCAGCCAAGATTCCATACTACGCTGTCCCTTACGAACTAAACCCCTACTCTCTGGCAGGTGTTGGTGTCGCTGAGAATATGGACGACACTCAAACCTTAATGAATGGTTTCATGCGTATGGCAGTGGACAACGGAGTCTTGTCTGGCAACCTTGTTTTCGAGATTGATGAAACCAACCTTGTACCCGGTCAAGACATGAGCGTCTATCCCGGTAAGGTGTTTCGTCGTCAAGGCGGCGCTCCCGGTCAAGCTTTGTTCGGTACAAAGTTTCCTAACGTGTCGCAAGAGAACCTTCAGATGTTTGACAAAGCTCGTCAGCTTGCCGATGAATCAACAGGTATGCCCTCGTTTGCTCACGGTCAAACTGGTGTGAGTGGTGTTGGTCGTACAGCGTCTGGTATCTCGATGCTGATGAATGCTGCCAGCGGTTCCATCAAGACAGTGATTAAGAACGTTGACGACTATCTGCTTGCTCCATTGGGTAAAGCGTTCTTCAACTTCAACATGCAGTTTGACTTCGACCCTGAAATCAAAGGTGACTTGGAAGTTAATGCTCGTGGTACAGAATCGTTGATGGCTAACGAAGTGAGAAGCCAGCGACTGATGCAATTCATGCAGATTGTTTCCACTCCAACATTGATGCCCTTCGCTAAGATGCCCTACATTGTTCGTGAGATTGCTAAGTCGATGGACCTTGATCCCGATAAAGTCTCTAACAATATGGAAGAGGCTGCACGTCAAGCCGCATTGATGCAACCTGCTGCCCCTGCTGGTGGCGCTCCCGCTGAAGGTGCTCCACCTGTACCGGGCGCTGGCGGTCCTCCCGGTGTTGCAGACATGACAGGTGGTGGTGCTGGCAACATCGGTGTTGGTGCTGCTCCACAACCCGGTGAGCAAGGCTTTAGCGCTGCACCTCCACAGATGCCAGCAGGGATGTAATGATGGACAAGCTGTTCCTTCCAAAGCTCAAAGGTATGCTAAACAGTCCTTATCTGTGGGATGCCTTTGTTGAGAAGCTTGATTATGACATCGAGCAACAACAACGCAATCTTGAACAGGCAACAGACTTGCAACAAATGTTTAAGGCGCAAGGTGCAATTGCTGCATTGCGTCATCTCAAATATCTAAAGGATGAAATCAATGCTGGCTGATCAAATGAACAATATGCTTGCCGAAGGTGGTGTCATGCAAGAAGGTGGCACAGTCGATCCAGTTTCTGGCAACGATGTACCGCCCGGTGCTATGGCAGAGGAAGTGCGCGACGACATTGACGCTAAGCTCAGCGAAGGTGAGTTTGTCATTCCAGCCGATGTAGTCCGATACATTGGTTTGGAAAAGCTAATGATGATGCGTGACAAAGCTAAGGCTGGTCTTAAGCGTATGAACGATATTGGTCAGATGGGTAATGCTGAAGAAGTTGAAGACGCTGAAGCTTTGCACAGTGGAGAAGATGAAATGGATGATGAGACTTTCTCATCTGAGATTGATTCCATTATTGGTGAAGAAGGTAAACAAGAATACTCAGCAGGCGGTGATGTTCGTAAATATCAAGTTGGTGGTTATGTAGGTGGAGAAACTAATAAAGAACTTTATCGTGATGCTCCCATTCGCGGCTTTGAAATGGTGGCAATGACCAATGATGCTGGTCAAACTATTTATATTCCATTCATCAATGGTAAACCTCAGTTGGCTATTCCTCAAGGGTACAGGGTTAGAACGTCTGATGTAACCACTACTACTGATGGTGGTACGGGTGGTGGGGCTGGGGGTGGTGGTGCCACGTTTGAGTGGGGTGGCGG